CTTTGAGGAAATAACTGAAGATAAGAAGAAAGTTAGAGCTAGAAGACACAGAGATGCTTGCGTTTATGATTTAGGGCCACGAATACCAGCTGCGCCATTACGAGTTAAACGTTTTATGACGCGCGAAGACTATGGACACCACAATGCGCAAGCTGGAGCTGTTTTAACAACTCGTATGATTGGCGATAAAATTTTTCACCATACTATTCATACACCAAAAGTGTATTATCAATCAGAATATTATGGTGACTATAACGCCAATGACAGACCAGGGGCAATAGCTTTTACCAACATAAATAGCTATAGCTATGTTGCTCCTACTGTTGACGGTGATTGTGGTGCTCTAGTGCTAGGATGCGGTAAAACAACAACCAGACGCATTCTAGGCATTCATGTCGGAAAAGTTAATAAGACAGGACGGTGTTTTTCAGAACCAGTTTTTGCTGAAGATTTAGAACGATTTGTGCCGCGTACCCAAGGGCTTGTAGAATTACCTCCTAGAACCATTCAGGAGGAGCCTGTACGCTTTGTTGTGAGCAACCAATCTTTTTCCGTATTGGGAAAAGTTGGTCCAACAAACCAAATCTTTCTACCTACAAAAACTGTTTTTTATAAAACACCTTTCTTTGGGATCTTTGGTCCAAATGACAAATTACCATCAGTTTTGTCACCCAAAGACCCACGTCTTGAAGTTGAAAATTTTTCACCATTACTCGCCGGAGTGAATAAATACCATCAAAGTGGATATTTTAAAACAAATATCCTAGAAATTTGCTTCGAGCGAGCGAAAGAATATTGGGGTAAACCAAAAACTAAACCCTATATTCTTTCTTGGCATCAAGTAATAAATGGTGAGCCAAGCATGAACCATATGAAACATCTTAATTTTGGTTCCTCTGCTGGCCACCCGCTTGTTCTTGAAGATAGCTCAAAGAAGAAGAAACATCTCTTTGAAGGTGAACCATGCAATTATGTCATCAAGTCTAAGTTGCTACAAGAACGTTTAGACGAACGAATAGCACTTGGACGTGATGGCATACAATTGCCTGATTCACTTTGGTGTGACACATTGAAAGACGAGTTGCGACCATTGGCAAAGATAGCAGTGGGTAAAACCCGTGTTTTTGCGAATGGCCCAATTGATTTTACAATGTGTGGAAGAAAATATGGTGGTCATTTCTTTAACCACTTTTATGATTCATACAAATGGACTCCATCTGCCGTTGGTATGGATTGTGAAAGTGGTGATTGGGATGATCTTGAGAGCTATCTTAAAGAAGTTTCAGACTATGGTTTTGCAGGTGACTTTGGGCG